TCTGAAGAGAGTAAGGAGAAGGCCATTGAGGCCTACATCACTACGGACACGATGCTTGATGAGATTTCGGACGACTTTCTATCTGTCTTCCGAACAGTTAGTCGGAACCTCCTGGGTTCCTACTTTTCTGCTTTGGAATCCAAACTCTGGTCAGGAGAATGGAGACCAAAGAACTCATCTGGTGCACTCGCGACCCGTGAGTCTTACAACTCGCGGTATCGTAACTGCACTTGGACCGAGAGGCTACAGCGAGTCTTCCCATATTGGGAGGACCTTGCAGTCTCACCTCGAGAGGTCATTGACCGTCGAGATGAATTCTTGGTCCTGGCAAGGCCCGATGAAGTCCCTGTAAGGGTCATCCTCGTGCCTAAAACCATGAAAGGACCACGCATCATTGCTATGGAGCCTGTTTGGATGCAATACACCCAACAGGGACTCCTAGCTTTGATGACTGACACCCTCAAGAAGAAGGAGTTCCGGCAACATGCCGAGATCTTCTCCTGGCTTGATCAGGAACCTAATCGCGAGCTTTCACGCGAGGGTTCGATCGATGGTAGCTATGCTACCCTCGATCTCTCTGAGGCGTCAGATCGTGTTTCTCTCGAGCTTGCTTCTGCTCTCTTTAGTGCACATCCTCTTCTCAGAGAATGTGTACTAGCGTGTCGTTCCGAGCGAGCGATAACGCCGCTGGGTGTGGCACTAGAGCTGAAGAAGTTCGCCTCGATGGGGTCAGCACTGTGTTTTCCGATTGAATCGATGGTTTTCTTTATCATCGAAGCAATCGCAGTTGCTGCCTCTAAAGGCATGGCTGCGTCTGAACTTCGCATGCGTGATCTTCCTCGCATGCGTGTGTTTGGTGACGATTTGATCGTCCCAAACTCAGTCGCACAGAATTTGCGTCTTTTGCTTGAAGCTTATGGCCTCAAGGTGAATGCTCGAAAGAGCTTCACAACCGGTCTTTTCCGCGAAAGTTGCGGTTCAGATTGGTTCAAAGGAAAGGATGTCTCGGTGTTTAAGCTCCGAGCTCCTCTCCCAGACGCAAGTCATCAGCTAGAGCTTATCGACCGTGGCATCGACTTTCACAACCGCGTCTACGACGCCGGTTGGTATAAAGTCGCGGAATGTGCCGAACGACACCTAAGAGAGGTCGTTCCACATATTCCTTATGTCCCGGTCGGGACTCCAGCCGCCGCACTCTGGTC